ATATATACCTGAAAAAGTTTCAGGGACTTGTATGAGGATACAAGTAAGAATATGAAAAGAAAGTATGCTTTTCATCAGAAAAAAAAATGACAGTTGTATGTTGGATAACTGATGACTTGCTGATTGATATTTCGTATTTCTTTCATAACAGTTTGGACAACTGTACGACACAACTCCACTTCGGTGGAGTTTTGTGTTATTATAAAAACATGCCTTTATATACAGGAAGCTCAGATAAGACAGTTGGTAGAAACATAAGGAAACTTATGTCAGAAGGTTATTCGCAGCAACAAGCTGTAGCAATAGCTTTGCGTAAGGCAGGAAGGAAAAAAGTATAATGCCAAAAGATATTGGATACCCAAAGGGAATGAAAAAACCTACTAAGAAAAAGAAATATACTAAAAAATAATTATGGCTACATATCAAGGAAAGTCAGTAACATTGAATAGCCCATCAAGAATAGGTAAGGGCGAACCAGGATATGGTAGAAAAAAATTTAAAGTCTATGTTCAAGATGGAGATAAAGTTAAAAAGGTTATGTTTGGAGACCCAAATATGGAAATCAGAAAAGATAACCCTGAAGCTAGAAAATCATTTAGAGCTAGACATAAATGCGATACAGCAAAAGACAAGACTACACCTAGGTACTGGTCTTGCAAAATGTGGTAAGGAGTTAGTATGGGTGGAAGAAATGCAAAACCTCCTTGGGATAAACCAAACCCAAAGAGTAAATCTAAAAAACTTACAGATAAACAAAAAGCTATGGCTAAAAGAAGAGCCTCAGCAGCAGGTCGTTCTTATCCAAACTGGGTAGATAATACCTGGGCCTCAAAACAATAAATATTTTATTATGGATATAGGATGTAGAAAATGTGGTTTACCGCTACACTTCGATAGAACCTACTTTAAATTAACTTGTTTAAACAAAGAGTGTAAAGGATATAAAAAAAATGGCTAAAGTTAAATTATGTTTTGCCCAATCCTGTCACAATGTTTTAAAACCTCCTGCAAGAAAGTTTTGTTCTGCAAAATGTTCAAAAGCCTATCACAATAAAAAATATTATGCCCAACAACAAGGTGCAGTTTATGAACCGGACCATGATGGTAAACCAGTTGCTGAACCTAATGTGCAAAAAAGAAGAGGCGAAATCTATAAAAAACTTATAGAAAAAGATTTAGGACCTTTAATTCTTAAAGGCGATATGAAAAAACAAGATGCTGCAGAATTACTAGGTTGTACAAAAGCTGCATTGTCTTATGCTTATGCTGCTTGGTTAGAAGATATGGAAACCAAAGAAAAAGCAGAGAACTGGACTTTACCTGCTAAAGCAGAAAAATCATTAGCTGACTTTAAAATATTTAGAGATAGGTATTTTGAAACTGAACAAGGTAAACCTTATGAGACACCTGAATTTCATATCAGATGGATTAAATCTATTTTAGAAGCTATTGAACATGGAAATCAGCAGATGATACTATCTCCACCTCGACATGGCAAGACAGACTTGTTAATTCATTTCGCAGTATGGCTTATTATCAAGAACCCTAATGTTAGAATATTATGGGTAGGTGGTAATGAGGAGATAGCAAAGAACGCAGTTAGCTCAGTAATAGACCAATTAGAGAACAATGAAAAACTCATCGAAGAATTATGTCCACCTGGAAAAAGTTTCAAACCAACTAGCCGAGCAGGAAAAGCGTGGTCGCAGAATGGGTTTACTGTCGGCACTCGTACTGTTACCGGTATTAAGTCTCCTACCATGGTTGGTATTGGTAGGGGTGGAAAAATATTATCCCGAGACTGTGACATTATTATCGCAGATGACTTGGAAGACCACAGTTCAACTATGCAACCTGCTTCTAGAGACAACACAAGAACCTGGTGGACCACTACATTGTCTAGTCGTAAAGAGGAACATACCGCCATGGTAGTAATTGGTTCTCGCCAACACTACGATGATTTATATTCACACTTACTAGATAACGAAAGTTGGCATACTATCGTTGAAGAAGCACACGATACTGGATGTAATTTACCTGATTGGGATAGTGAGTTACATGTTGATTGTATGTTATGGCCAGGAAAAAGAACTTACAAATGGTTAATGGACCGAAAGTCAGGTGCTGAAACTACTGGTGGTAGAGCAATTTATGAAATGGTTTATCTTAATGTAGCAATGCCTGATGGTATGGCTTTATTTGATAGCGTAGAGATAGAAAGTTGTAGAGACCAAAGTAGAGAAATAGGACAAATTCCTGCAGGAGTTAGATTAATAGCAGGACTTGACCCGGCATCAACTGGATACCAGGCTGCATTCTTATGGGGATATGACCAAACATCAAATAAGTTATACATGATTGATATGGAAAACTCACTTGGAGGTGGTATTCCACAAGCATTAGCAATTATGAAAAATTGGTTTGTGAAATACAATCTTGCACACTGGGTTATTGAAGAAAATGGATTTCAAAGAGCAATAAGACAAGACCAATCAATTCGTGAATTTGCAGGAAAACATGGTATATTTCTAGAAGGAACGCAAACTTATTCTAATAAGCACGACCCAATATTTGGTGTTACTGCGATGAGACCATTGTTTGCTGACAAATTAATTTCTTTGCCATATCTTGGATTTGAAGCCCAAGAGAAGGTAAACTTATATAAAAGTCAGCTTGTGTACTTTAGCTCAGCTCAGAATAAGAGTAGAACTGTAGGTCAGAAATCTGACTTAGTTATGGCAAGTTGGTTTCCTATGAAAACAATTCGTAGGTTACAAAAGGAAAGACTTGCTACAATGGGACTTGAATATGAACCAAGTTTTGGTGGATATGAAGGTAGTAGTATAGATATTGACAGTTGGAGATAATGAAAACAGCAGATGAAGTTTACAGCAGGGTTTACGAATTAAGAAGTTTACATGCTGATGTAGTAGCCGAAAAAGATAAAATTCGAGCCATCATGAATGGTGGTGCCGATGGAATAAAAGCATTGTTAGGTAAATCAATGAGAGATATGGATTACCAACAAATACCTGCACCTAACTTACTTCACTCCGCTATGGAAAGATTTGCACAAAAACTAGGTAGAGCACCGGATTTAAAAGTTGACATCTTCAATGATAAAGATAGCGAAAGAGCTAACAAGCGTGCAGAAAAATTAGAGAGAATAGTTCATGCTTATGATGAATTACAAAAAGTAGATTTACAATTACCACAAGTTGGTAGATGGTTACCAGGTTATGGTTTTGCTGTTTGGGTACTAAAAGAAAAGAAAGATGCTAATGGAGTTCCTTATCCTTATGCAGAAGTAAAAGACCCATATCTATGTTATCCAGGTTACTTTGGTGAAGGCCAACAACCTAGAGAATTAGCTGTCGTACAAAGAGTTCCACATACAACACTAGCTAAGATATATCCAAAATATAAAAATATAATTATGGATGAAGTTAGTAGTGAATATAACACTATGGCTTATATGTCTAGTTATGATAAAACTTGGGCCAATCAAAGTGGTACAGGTAAAGTTGTAGCTGAATATTATGATGAAGAAGGTACTTACATCTTCTTACCGGAAAATAGAATTATTATAGATTTCATACCTAACCCTTTAAAATCAGGACCAAGATTTGTCGTAGCAAAGAGATTTGCTTTTGACCAAATGCAAGGTCAGTTCCATCATGTGATTGGATTGATGGCGAATATGGCGAAGATAAATGTTCTATCTGTCATTGCAATGGAAGATGCTGTTTTTACAGAAACTAACATCATTGGTGAGATAGAAAGTGGACAGTATAAGAAAGGAAGATTATCTGTAAACTACTTAACTCCTGGCAGTCAAGTAATAAAACCAGTAAACAATCTGCCCTATCAACTGTTCCAACAGATAGATAGACTAGAAAGACATCTTCGTTTAGGTTCAGCTTATCCAGTTTCAGATGATGGACAAAGCCCTAATGCATTTGTTACTGGCCGAGGACTAGAAGAACTTGGTCAATCTGCATCATTGCATGTTAGAGAATATCAAACAATTCTTAAAGATGCATTAGAACAAATAGATAGTAAGAGACTTGAATGGGATGAAGTCATGTATTCTAATATGAGAAAACCTATTGCAGGTTATCGTAAAGGTACAGCATTCAAAGAAACTTATGTTCCTGGTACTGATATTGCAGAACAGTATAAAACACGAAGAGTGTATGGAGTTATGGCCGGGTTCGATGAACCACAAAAGATTATTACTGGATTGCAATTAAAACAACAAGGTATTATTGATACACAAACACTACAAGAGAATATGGATGGATTAGATAACATATCTCTTATCAATCAAAGAATATCTGCTGAAAGAGCAGAGAATGTTTTATTTGAAAGTCTTATGG